TAGACCGCAGAAAGGAGGAAAGGATATGTCAGTATCATTCCCAACCAGAGTTAAGCTGGTATATAGCTATGGTTTCGTACCATACGTACCAACTTATGACGAGTCACCAACTCAATCTGGTGAGCAGGTCTTTCGTGGTGCTCCTGCACCCGGAAGCAGTGCAAAAGCTGATCTCCCTTCATTATTTTATGAAGGTCCAGAGCAGCAAGGGGGGCATGACATTTGTCATGCTTCGATGCTTTCGATCGGTTTTGAGACGGTAGATGGTAAGCCTCTCGCCTATGGTACCTATTGTAGTGATTACAGTAAGTACTCAAGTGGCTCTGGAGGTTATCGCACCTTCACCACTTACTGGTGGAGGAACGGTTACCTATACCAATTAGATGCTCAAACAATGCGGTATTATAATGAATATCATTATCGTACCTATTTGTACGTGTACCAAGGTAGTGCGAGCAATTATGCTTACATGTGCCAGGCTTACGTAGCGGCGAAGATATATTCGTCAGGCATCAACTTTGTCTCAACGTCGGGCGACTCTCTACTCGTTTCAGAGCTGAAGGTCGCAATGCGAGCTGCCCCTACTCCTCGGTATCCTGAATGGGTACCGCCTGTGTCAATTGCAGTGAACTATCACAATGCAGTCTTGACTTATATTCAGGCTATACCAGATCTGAGACCACTTTCGTGGAATCAGCGGTATACAGGTGAAATAGTGGGCGCGCGAGCAATCACTCCTTCTGTAAGCTTGGAGAACTATCTACTCTTCGACGAGCTGTCCTTGCTCCGAGATGGGTTCTCTATGAAACCTTATGCTGGATATCATATCCACGCTATGGAATCATTAGCTTACTTGGATGCTCTCGATCATGTACCCGAGCTTAATGATAATTCATTAGCTAACATTTTAGAGGTACTTGCCTTCATTAAAGGCATCGTGATCGATCATCAAATAGAGATCCCGAGATCTTTGTCTTCTGCATGGCTAGCTTATAGGTATGAATATACCACGACTAAGTTAGACATAAAAGAAGCATCTTCCTTTGTCAGGCGGATGTATGGCACTGATCTTCTAGGAAAAGGGTTCTCTTGCTATGGTAGTGTCCCTTATACTTTTAAGGATGTTACTGCTATAGCTCGGTGTCGTCTCGATATAAAGCAGAAAGAGTTAGGCTACATCGATAAAATTCTCGATGGCCTGAGTAGATACGGACTTGCTCCGGATTTCTATCTCATCTGGGATATGATTCCCTATAGCTTTATTGTCGATTGGATTGTTCCAGTTGGCGACATCTTAGACAGTTATGACAAGACTGCCCTGTACGAACGGAACTATGATATCACAAATATATGGTACAGTGTAAAATACACTTATTCCAGTGATGTGGGTCCTATCAAATCGTACAGCAGATGGAGTGGTAGTACTCCACCTGAGTTCCATGGTTTCTATACCCTTGAAAACAAGGGTACAACGTCATCTAAGGTGATTGGGTATCGTATTCTCGATGCTCTTTCTCTAGCCTTTAGATGATAGCACCAGCCGGGAGGGATGACCTTCCGGTAGGAAGGAGTATATTATGGCACTTAATGGTACCAAAACATCCGCTTTCGGTTTCACTAACGATACTGATTCCAGTAACGAAGTGACGATGAAAAGTTTAGGCTTGACATCAAACTACTCTATCACTACTGATGCTGCTGATGTTGCTACACTTAACAACAAGACAGCTCCCGTAGATCAGGAGGAAATAATTTCCTTCAGGAGTAGGAGTATAGGCAGTGTAAATTCTACACTGAATATACAGTATCCCTCAAAGGTTAAGTCAGGAATTGAGTACAGTTTAAAGATAGAGGATACTCTTTCTACTACTGACTCATCCGATGCAGATTTTAGGGTTGATGAGCCCATTATCTGCACTGTGACCTTCCGTCACCCTAAATCAGGGAATATTGGAAGTGCGCAGGTTGCCCAGGTCTTCACTCGAGCTATATCTGCCTTAATGAAGGCTGATGGAACCTGGAGGTTTGATGATCTTATGAGATCAGCAGAACGCCCTGTGGTTGACTAACCAATGTATTCATGCGCGGATATCCGCAGAAAGGATTAAGTTATGTATACTTATACAGACTTAGAACGCATGCCTCTAAAGGACTGCGTTAAGGCAGCATCTAAGGATGCTCCTAAAATGAGTAAGGACGTAAAGAACTACGTTAGAGTTAATGAACTCTCGTATTACGTCTTGATCAACACTTGGCTAATTCTTATTAAGGATTTTGCCGGGCACGCTTGGGCTTTCGTAGCAGATTTAATCCAGAAAGATGGACTTATTCCGACTATCGATTTATTCCAAAAGGAAGCCTTTCGTGTAGTCAGGGGCGAAGAGGTGACAGAAGTAACTGAGCTGATTTTAGCTCATTTACGTTTTGAAGGATCATTCTTCGATGATCTGAACATCACTCACGACGCCACTGCTGCTCTTTTGTTCTTGCTTAGGTATCCTAAGCGCTTCTCTCCAAACGGCAATGACCGGATTAAGGAGGAGACTCTGCGCGACTTTGTCGCTACTGAGAATAGAACAAAGCAACTTATGACTAGAGAGTATAATTGGTACATAGTACAGCACGTCCGTGACGTTGTACATAAGATGTACCCTTGGGATGACATATGCTCTGATATCGAAAGTATCGAGGCGTCTGACATTCTTTTCTCTAGTGGTGTAGGACAAGACTCAGGGTCGTCTCTTGGGTCAAAACTTCTTGCTATAGCGAAGGGAAACCATGCTGATGACTTCTTTGTGAAGCCTTTTGGCGTAAGAATGATTCCTATTCCTGCTGATAAGCGGGAAGGCATCAAATACGCTCAGGTCATGGCTGTTCCTAAGTCTTACAAGACAAGTCGTATTATAGCACCGGAAGAAACCTACCGCCAGGCATTTGCCAAAAGGGTAGAATATATATTTAGGGAATATGACCACATGCTTTACGACTGTTTTAAGTTCGTAGATGGGGAGAATGAAATTTTCAACCCTCCCATGTGGCTAGAAGATCAAGGTATCAATCAAGAGTTAGCAGAGGAAGGTTCCCGATTGGGACACCTCGCTACTCTAGATGCCAGCCACGCTTCAGATATGATATCCAAAGCGTTGTTTAGATCTCTTTTCCCCGCACGATTCGTGCAAGATATTACACCTTTGCTTGATGATTATATTAAAATCGATGGCAAGGTGAGACCGATGCAAATGTTGAGTACTTCTGGTCATAGTCTTACTTTTAGGCTAGAAACCATTGTGTACAAGGCAATTGCTGAGGCTGCTGCTCAATATGTCGAGGTTATAGCGCCTGCTGAATCCGTAGAGGATCAGCCAGTATCGTGGGCCTATGGAGATGATGTTATCATCAATTCATACGCCGCTCAGACTGCAGCAGAATGGTATGAGGCTCTTGGTCTAAAGATCAATGAGTCGAAATCATTCTGGTCGAAAGACCATCTGTATCGAGAGAGCTGCGGAAAGGAATACTATAAGGGAATAGATGTTTCCACTGTGGCATTCCCGAGATTCCCAATAGTGGGGTCTCTTACGCCTAAGGTTTCGCTGTCTATGAAGGCAGTAAATGATGAGTATAGGGGCAAGATCGATTCTAGCCTTACTATGCTCATTTCCTTAGAGAAGAAGCTGTTCCCCTATTCAAAGGATGCAGCATACTTCGTTCTGGAGATACTAAAGGCAGCTGATAAGAAGATGACTACTTCTTTACCAGGTACCGACAGCACCGACCCGTGGGGGTATATCGATACAGGTAGACCTGTAACCCTTCACGCCTACGAGCTCGTAAAATGTTCCATTTCTAAATATGAATGGTTCCCAGGTTTGGGATGGGCCTTCTTCGAAAAGGATAAGAGAATTATTCTATACGAAGTAGAATTGCCCTACGAGCAGGCTGACCGTGAGGAACTGGAAAGGTTGGCGAACTTGGATAAGTATCACTCTTGTCCGAAAGTACGCTTTACTGATCCAGTAGGTGTTGATGACGATCTGAAAAGGCGGGTATACGAGGTATATCGTTACCAATCGTTCCTTCAGAATGGACCTAAATATGACTCTAAACTAGATGAGTTATTGAAGGTCTCGTCAAAGCCGCTCTCCTATGCCGAGTTCTACGGCAGAAAAGAGTTGGTAATGTCCTTTACTAGATAATTATCTAATTTAGGATACGCAATCATTGATTGCGGG